AGAGTACGGGGCAGAGAAACCCCAGAATAGTAGTCGCGATTTTCATACATCCACTCGACAATGTCAGACCACTCCTCGTCCTTGTACGAAACAGTAAGAGAAACATTGTGAGTATTAGGACCATAATTATGGGACGTCTTGATCCAATGTTGATAGATATGCTTCGTACGATTCAATAACTCTACAGAAGACTCTTTTTCTCTAACAATAGCAGATTGTTTTGACACAGGTATCGTGACAACTATGTTTTCCGGATTGAAGGCATCTAGCTCGACGATATTACCAGATCCGGCAAGCTGAACACCGAATTCCTGCATCAGCCTCACAGCCAATGGGTCCGAGATGTCCATCCTAATGCGTCTAAGGTAAAAAGCAGCATGAGCGGCATGGATACCACTGCTGGTTCCTAGCAGAGCGCTCGTGGAACCAGAAGGTTTCACACAACCGATTCGAGCAGCAGCCTTGATTCCAATTCTTGGTGCAAGCGCAGCGTTGACTTGGCGCATAAGTAAAGAAGCTTGCTCTAGAAGTTGAGCATCTTCTAATAAGTCCCAGCGCTCGGCCTGGCCAGTCAAGGAAACACCCAATAGTGCTTCTGCCTCACAGTTGATGCGGAACTTTTCCTGAACATACGAGAAGTCGGTATAGGCGGCCTGGAGAGTTCCGATGAACGTGGCTGCCCATGTAGCCTGAAGGAATTCATAGGCATCCCGACACTGAGCAACGTTGATCTCTGTGAGGTTACAGAGCTGACCATCTTTTAAAGAGATTTCGCAACACGGATTGACTCCATATTCATAGTCGTTTGTCAAGAAAATCCCTGGCTCACCTGCAAAAGAATCATAGCAGGCCTGCATAATGCGACGATAGTCTGCTTCAAATGTTGGCGAAGCCCTGTGCAAGACCGCTGAGTTGTTTGCGCGACCGCGTTGAGGGTTCTCGACCCACCACTCACCTTTCTTGGAAGAAAGCATCAAAGTATCGTCACAGTCAAAAATAGAAATCAGCGCAGAGCGTCTAACTCCTCCACAAACTACGGCATCGGCTACATGACAAATAATGTCATGTGTCTCAATAGTAGACAGCTTTCGCTCGACTGCGCTTTCAAGAATCTTGCGAATCTTGCTGTGCGCCTCCAGAAGAGCGCCAGATCCGGAAGCCGTGCCTCCAGAAGAAAGTGGAGCTCCTTTAGGACGAATAACAGAGTAGTCGAACTGAAGAGCAGGGTTTTCTAGCAACAATTCAAAGCTATCAGACCAGCCTTCACGGTTATCGGGTACCTGAAATACTTCTAACTCGCCAGAATAAATGACAGGCAACTGTGAAACATGCCTATTCTGAACCGAATATCCACAGCCAACTCCGTTCATAGAAAGGAAGGCGATGTCGGCGATGTCTTTAAATTTAGTGATGGCCGTAAATGAGCAGTTATAGAGCTTGATTGGGCTTTTCGCTATTGCCTGACCAGCAAACTGCATGCTCCTCATGGAAGGAACTACGTGTTTCGTTCTTACCCATGAAAAAGCTTTCTTGATTTCTGACTCAATGTAAGGGAATTTGGCCACATGCATTCCCTCGACTCGATCAACGGTCTCTAGATACGATTCTTTCTTGCCGTCTGGCTTAGTGCTGGCGTAGGTACGAAGAAAGACCAAGTTGGAAAGCAAATTGAGGCCAAAATCCTGCATAGAACCCTCTACTATTAGGAACTTAAAATGGGGTAGAAATCCCCAGGTTTTTGGGGGAAATATGATTATCCGTTATTTCAACTCCAGAAGCAACATCTATTAGCTAACCTAATGAATCAAGGCGTAAAGCAGTCTCCATCACAAATCTAGCTTTGTCGAACTCGGTATCGACTTCGTATTTGTGCTCCGCACATCCTTCTCTTCCTTTAAGGACATACAAGATACACTTATTGTCTTCTCGCTGTTTCGGAGAACGATTGATACTGAATATGGTATCAGCCACGAAACAAGCGTTATACGAGCCTGCAATCATTGACATATCAATCAGCCCGTTGTCTCCAACCTTATTGGCTCCGGTACGGTTTACCTGAAAGTGGGTGATACCTGCCACATTATGCTTGAGGACAAAATCCTTAAAGTCGGCATTAGCTCTGTGTAGCTTCTCGTGCAGAGCATCTCCTGCGGCTAAGTGACCTACGTGCTGTAAGTAGTCGATCACTACGACTTCAAACATAGGCTTACCGTTAATGCGCTGACGATCCATGAGCTCACGTACACGCTCCAGAATGAATGTAGGGGAAACTCCATACATAAACTCAATCGTCACGTACTTTTCAAGGTCGATCTTAGCCTTTTCCATGCGCTTGCGATGCTCTGGAAGCATGTCGCACATACGCTTAATGGAGTTAATCGGTAAGCCGGTCATGGCTGCGTAGACACGCCTGAGAACAGTGCTCTTACGGTCCTCAAGGCAACAGAGGTAGATTTTCTTGCCCTGCTTAATGGCTTGCCTGATCATATGGACGCTCATCATAGATTTACCCCCACCGGAAGTGGAGATGAACATGCTAAGCGATTGCTTCTCAAGGCCACCATTTTCATCAAAGTCATTCAGACCAATATGGAAGTTGCCATAGTTGGTCTTAGATTCTGTTTCTAAGAAGTCCAGAGACTCTTCCCAGTTCGCATCTTCGACGTTATCTAGAGTGATGGTCTTTAGCTTACCGATCAGCCCTTCAAGGGTGGTGTAGGCAGACTCAAAGTCGCCTTGGTCAAACTTTTGCTTAACCTTACGGTGCGACTCGATAAACGTATTGGATTTTAGATACTGTAAGAAGGATTCAAACACTTGGTCAGAACGAGCGTACTTGTAGAGCTGATCGTCCAGCTGGATTTCTCGAAGCATATTGATGGTGGCTTCACGTTCTTCCCCATCTGCTCCGTACATCTGAAGCCACCCAAACATAGCTTCAATAGAGACTGCACCAGTCTTAGACTTTTCAATCACTAGCGAAGCTAGACGCTTCATGGTCTGGTAATTATCCTGGATATCAAAGAGTTCTGGGTATAAGAAATCCTTGAACTTAGTAATCAGGTGAGGCTCTAGGATTAGACGCAACAGAGACGCCTTAAGGAATTTAGCGTCAAACCTGTTCTGAACTAATGAAGTTGTTTGTTGGGTCACGATTGTTCTTCTCTCCTGGCCTTTTCAAGCCTTTTAAACTCTTGATTAAGAGACTCTTCTTCTGCACTCTCGGCGACTGCTTCATCAATGGAGTCTATGCTGTCGTAAACGAATTCCACTGCCATCCCTGTGGTGATGTGAGCCTGCCTAACTATCGGGACCGCTCTCCATGAAGCCTCTGCTGGGCATGAACATGAAGCTGGAGCATCAAAGTCAACCACCTGTCGGTGGCAACCCAAGCACTGAAAACGTTGTAAGATATCTGGCATAACAACCTCCTTGAATTACTTTAACCCACTATAAAACCCCTGACACTAGCATATGGCAAAAATAAATCCCTGAAGTGGGAACTTCAGGGATAAACAGGAGAGGCGGGTGTGATCATTAGGATGGAAGCTTAACTCCAAGTCTTTTCAGTTCAACGTAGAGTTCGTCTACTTGCTCTTCAGACTTACAGAGGTTGGCTTTACTGACTAGGCTAGATTTGATGCTCTTGTTACCCTTTTTCTGCTCGTCATAGAGATAAGCAGCGAGCTGTTCGCCCATGAGCTTGACTTCAGGAGCAGATCCTTCAGACTTCTGAAGCACCTTAACCTGAGGGTCAGCGTAGGTCGAAGCTGGAAGAGTATTTTCAGTAGCGGCGGGAGAGAGACTCTTTTCGAGAGTAGCAATCTTGCCTTTGAGCTGAGCAACTACTGTGTCACGGTCTTTAGCGGACTGTGTCTTGATAGACTCAACGCTCTTAGCGAGGTCAGAGATACTTTTTTGAAGTGCAGCCATGTCAGACTTCATCATCATTGCTTCAGGAGGCATTCCACCCATTTGGGGAGCAGATTGTGCGAGCGGAGCTCCAGGAGCAGAACCTTGAGCAGCCGAAACGGTACGCTTAGACTTTTCTTGTTCAAGCAAGGCAGCCAAGTTGCCGATTTCTTCGTCAGAGAGTTCCGAAACATGCGATTCTAAAGATTTAGCAGACGCATTAGGGTCCATTCCTGCATCAGCCATAGGATCCATACCAGCTTCTGGAGGCATCGCGCCTGCTTCAGCTGCCATTGGGTCCATTCCAGCTTCTGGAGGCATGGCGCCAGCTTCAGTGGGAGCTACCGATTGTCCTTCAGTAGGAGAGTCTTCGCCAACGCCACGTCCTTCAGCTTCAGCACTAAGTGCGCTCAACAACTCATAGAGTTCGTCGTCTGAAAGCTTCTTAGCGTAAGCGCCTAAGTCTTCAGAGCCTTCGTCCGCTGCGTGCATAGCATCGCCTTCTGCGTCAGAGGGGCCTTCTTTAGCTTCAGAAGAAGCTTCTGGCTTCTTTGTTTTTTCTTCGTAGCCAGCTTTTTCGTCAAATGACTTTTTAAGCTCAAGGAGCTCGCTGACTTCTTTGTCAATCACCTTTAAGAGTTCGTTCTTGTCCATTTGTCACCTCAATTATGGCAGGATATAAGAGACGTAAAAGGACACTTTTCCAGCCGTAAGTGCAGCCACGTCGATATCAAGTTTAAGTTCAAGCTTGCTAGCAGCCTTCATAGGAACTACTGTCAAAGCTTCGATTGCTCCCAAAGACTTGCTTAAAGGATCTAGAGCAGCAACGATTAGGATAGTTCCAACTTTAAGGTCTACTGTGGCAGCGCCAGCGGAAGTAGGAGGAGTCGTCCATTCTGCGATAGCAGCTGTGACGATTGCTCCTGCTGGGATGAAAACGCCCAAGCCAAGGTCAGTGGAGATTCCACCTCCCAAAGCAGCGAAGTCATAAGTGGCTTTAACGCTGACTGCGGACATAGCCAGTGAAAGCTGGTCGCCGATAGCAATGCCGGAAGATGCGTTAGGTTCGCCAGCTCTATTAAGAGCCGGTTGCGACTTTGATAAGTCGTTGAGCAGTTTCTTGTCTGCTGCGGAGAGCTGTGACATTTATAACCTCTGAGAAGTATGAAGAAAGAAAAAGGGGGGAGCCTTGCGACTCCCCTTTTATCAACCTGGGAGAGTTCCAGGAGCAGCAACGCGACCGTAAGGAAGCAATACGCCGATCGAAGAACCGAGCGAATCAGAACCAGCGCCATTCACGCCATTAACAGAAGGAACAGATCCAGGAGCAGTGAGGTACAGACGTACCATTGCGCCATTTTGTCCACGGAGAATGTGAAGAATGTCTTCTTGGAACTTCATACGTGCGATAGCAGCAGCTGCGGTTGCGGCAGTTCCGGAGAACATACCAGCAGAGGCATCAGCAAGAGCAGCTTCCATGAAGATCTCTACCAAGGCAGGTCCTTCGATGAATTCGCCAGATGCGTGTGATTGTGTCTTCATGGAGTCTGGCCAAGCGTGACCAGCTACTTCCCAGGCCTTCATACGAACGATAAACTGAATATCGCCAGTGGAAGAAGTGGTGTCGGTAAAGTTCATGTATCCGGCTGCATTGCTAGCGGCGTCGTTACCGAGCCATTTAGCTTTTGCCTTAGCATATCCAAGGTTGTAAAGACCCTCTTCAAGCTGTTTAATTACTTTATGAAAACGTGGTGCGCTCATGATGTTATCCCTTCAAAGAAAAAGAGCGAAAGCTTATACTTCAGCGATTATATATCAGTACCCTGGTGTGGCAATGATCTTTTTCACCAAATATGGTAAATTGTAGTTCTGAGCGTTACTTCCTGTCGTAATAACAAGCTGAACTCCTCCAGATATGATAGCCGTACTGTCCGCTGCGGTTAAGTCTACATAGTACATCGACTTATCGTCAGAAGATAGTGCCACTGCTGTCTTAGCTATAGTCTGAGCAGTCGAGCCAGTGGTAGCTGGTCTTGAACGTAAGAAGTTCAAGGATACAGCTGTTCCGGTAGACGGAATGTACCGCCTGGTGCCAAGGCTGTCTACCTTGGTTAAAACAAAGTAGATACGGAGCGTCGAGTTATGAACGACTTCCCAGGCACTCGCTGGCTTAAAGTCGTTTACATTGCCGAAGTACTCTATCGGTTGTAGGCTAAGAGACATTTTGCGGTTCCTCTATTCTGTTTCTGCGTCTTCAAGAGCTTCTAGCAAGTCACTGTAGGCAGAATCCTCAATTGAGAAGGTGGCGTACAAGCGCCCTCCATTCTCCACTGTCCACGGAAATGCTTCTGCATCTTCCACCCACACCGGCATCGCTAACTTTGCTTCATTATTATCGCAAGAGTCAACGTATTCCAAGAGTTTCCGTAGAGCATCCTTGTACCCTCCTTGAAAATCCTCTGGCAATACAAACTGTGCGTGGAAATTGAAAAACTTCATGTATCAAGGTCCCCCCAGAACGTCTTTAATCAACCGAGCATTCTGAATCTGTTCATGGTCGGCTTCCAGACTGTACCCGCCAAGGTTTGCAATGATGGCAGCAAGCTCAAAACTGTTCTTGATCACTGCCTTGACAGTTTCGTAGCTGTCCGCTACACCCTGGCTCAGGAAGTCCTCTATAAGAGTGGAAGAATGTTCTCCGATGTAGCAGGATTGCCCTGGGCCAAATGCCAGGAATCGAGCATCTCCACAGTTTTCCATGATGTTGTCATGTATCGAGGAAAGGGCTTTTTGTACTGGAGCAGAAACACTGGCTAAAAGACCTGCACGGATATAGCTCGCCCCACATCCAGGCAATGCTCCTGAGCGCATACAAGCCTGAGCAGCCTTGATAGCATCCTCGGCCCTGTCCGCACGTTCTGGCAAGTCTCCAAAGAGACCTCCACCAATCACTAGCTTCACAAGCCCGCCAGTCAAGGAGGCGTTACGCGAGTTAATGATTTCTCGGTCCATTTGGCTAGGGGCTACACGAGCCGCTTCTTCGTTCTGAAGAGCACGTTCTGCGATCCACTGTTGAGCTCCTCTGCCCTGCAAGAAGGTCTTGGAGGTGCCGATCCTTGCAGATTGCACATTGCCTAAGTCTTCGAACCTAATAGAAGGAAGACTTGCAGCGTCAATGACTTGAGCCCCACTGAAAGCAGCAATGTCGTTCAACTGCTGGAATGCTCCGTTGATTTCTGCTGAACGGGTGGTCTTGGTTAAGAAGATCTTGATATCTGGGTTTTTACGGTTAATCTCGACTAACGAGTAACCCAGGTCTTCGGAAGATTCATAGCAAACCACTAAGAGTTTGAATGCTGGTCCCTTGTGCTTCACCAGAGCTTCTATAGCCGGAGACAGCTGAGCCCATTTAACGAGGTCGCCATTAAACGGAAGAACAAAGATATCTTTCATAAAGAATTCAGCATTGTTAGCAATCTTGTCGTTAATGCTCATCGCTAGCGGAGCAAACCAGCTGTATCCCTGTCCTGCTTGATAGCCAATTTCCTTGTCGATCTTATAAGCTTCTCGACTATTAGGAGCCTTTTCTACTAGGATGCTTCCATAGGCAGAACCTTCGCTAATGGCTTCAAGAACAAATTTAGTCAGCTCTACATCTCCATTAGAGGAGGTGAGAGCCACACGTTCTTCGCATTCCTTGCCAAATCTAGCTTCTGCGCCAATAGCCTCAATCGCAGCACTGACTTCGTTCCTAAAAGAACGTATCGCTGCTTGGGGATTATTGTTCGAGTTAAACAGCATCTGCCCGGCAAACTCGGCAGCCATAACGATAGACGAAGTCGTCCCGTCTCCACTAGCAATCACTGAGTTAGCAGCAGCCTGTAAACAGAGCTTATGCACTGCGTCATAGACCGGGTCTGCGTAGTTAAGGGATTGCAAGACGTTAAAGCCGTCTTTTGTGTGAGAAGCACTAAGCTGATCTGCTGTATTGCGCTTTGTGATCAACACTGGTCTCCCAGATGGTCCCAAGGTGCTTCCTACGATACAGGCAATGTCCTGTAAAGCCCTGACTGCTTCTTCTCTCGACGAATGTCCATAGTTAATCTTTTTACTCATTTACGGGCGTCCTTTTCTGTGGTCTTTTCCAGGTATTTCTGATATTGCCGTATTACGCGTCTAGCTGATATTTCATCAGTGGAAATGCAATGCATATGCAGGTTCCAAGTGTAAGCAAATTCTGCCATAGCTGGTTCAGGGGTGCCAAGCACTAAAAATCTACGGCATACTAATGGACTGCTCGCATTGGCCAGTAATATTCCTACTTCTGAACAGAAGTGCCTGCTGATTGATTTTTCTGCAAAGAACTCACCAGGCTGAGGACCTACGTCCCATACATTAGAGCAATCTCCGACATCTGGCCTAAACCAGCTGGTGGAGTCCTTCCTTACGTCATCCGACTTAGTAAAGAGGACACACGTCTCTCCCAACTGAGTCAGGTTGCTGGGAATGCTCTTGTATTCTTCTGAAGACAGAATCGTAATGTGGTCATGATACTTGAAACCAGCTTCTTCCGCTTTAAGAGCATTGGCCGCTGCTTTCAGGCGCAGCCTCTTTGGCAATCTAAAGGATGCAAGGCAGACGTGATTACTACGCTGTGTCCTATATAGCTGCCTGAACATAGCTTCTGTCTCTACTGGGTCGATTGAGATATCGACCATTGAGAAATCTGCCTGAGGATAAACAGCATTTGTGGAAACGTTGTCTGTAAGTGTAATAACAATCCTATCATCTTTCGACCGCAGTTCCATACTCTAAGCTCCATGAGCAATTTGTTCTGGTAGGTTCTGTTCCATGATTAAAACCAGAAACCTCTTTACGTCCTTTTGACGTTGCTGCAAATCATTGACGTTTGCTAGCTCAAGAGCACGATACCAGACTTCCAAAGACTTTTGTAGCCCCAAACTGATCAACATAGGTTTTGAATATCGTTTAATGCTGTCCCAGGTACGTCCCTTGCCCAGGTGTCTAGCAAGCTCTTCAGGACGTTGAGGAGTCAAGTAGCGCTTGGTCTCTAGAGACGCATAGTGATCAAGAATAAATAGGTTAATCCTGTAGGACTTCCTCTTAACGCAAGCTACGTAGTCAGAATTAGAGTGAGCCAGAGCGTTCATGAAGATTACTCTTAAAGCTCCGGCCTTACGGATATGCGTGCCAAAGAACCTCTCAAACTCGGCTACACCGATGGCAATTAGCTCTCCACGCTCCATTAAAGGCCGTAGCTTGCTAAGGTAGGCGAATAACTCCTGCACCCCCATCCTGAGCCTATCTGGCTCCTCTCTGTACATCCTAGCAATGCTCTGTAGGTTCGCTTTGTTTACGTCTTTGCCAAACTCAGCAATGTTGTCCACCAGGACGTAATCAATAAAGTTATCAACCTTATTAGGATCAAACAGCTGTACCTTGCCCATGGCTAGAGCCACTTCATCATTGCTGAGTTTGTAGTTATCCCTTACTTCGATACCTTGTGCCTTAAGACATAGTCTCCAGATACGACTGGCGTTTTGGGCAAATTCAAGTAAGCTTCTTTCAACATTTGGCTGAGCTGATAAATAATTGCTCGCGTGTTTAAGCCATGATCCGTAGCTAGCCGATGAAGCACAGTAAGCTCCTTGGATCCTTGTGTCTGTAGCCATAGCCTGTCGCATGACTGTAAAGAAAAGTGCGATATCACATTCTTCTGCGAGGAGGCTCCAGTGTTGGTGGCTTCGTAAAACGTCCGTTGAAAGCTTAGAGCCCAGCTCCTTAAGACGGATACCGCTTCTCCTGACGCATAAACGGAGACTCTCCATAACGTCCAATACACTGCCTGAGCCGCTACCCAAGCAAAGTCCTGTTCCCGGCAATTGATCATCCCCGAGAGCACTCCCAGAGCCATGTCCGATGCCTGAGCCACTGTGTCCCTGTACGCCCACCTGTTCATCACAGACTTGATCTTGTCCATTTCCGTCTGTAAGTAGATCTTCTCCTGAGGAGTTATCTCTTTTAACCAGGAGTCCAAGAACTTCTGATAGTCCTGAAGTTCTGCAAACTGCTTGGCAAGCATCGCTCTTGAGAAAGTTGTAGGCGGCTTCACATTGTTGACTTTGCGCTCGCTGGATATCTGCTTGTACGAGGTCCTGATCTGACTCGTGTCGTACGAGGAGTTCAGCCATGATTCCACAAAGTCTGACGGCACAACGGGCAGCGTCAACGTCTCGGTATTTGAGAGCACCTTGGCGTCGGCTTTTATGCGCCTTGATTTTACGGGCTTTTCTGCTGGGGTCTTCTTCTGGCTCATTGTTATTCATGCTCCTTAATATGTGATTCAAATAGGCATTAGTCTTAGTTATGTCGTAGGAGAGAGCCTCTACGCTGCGCTTCTCTATAGGCTCGCCAACGTCAAGAATGGCGCTGATTTCAGCAAAGGAAAGTTCAAGGTCCTCTGACCAGAATTTACGGTTTGGTCCCTGCTTCCCTAATGTCGGGTTCACGTAACCTTGTTCCACCCATTTAGCTAGATGCTGAGAGTGGAAGAAACCTCTTTCTGGAGAAAAGCTAGCAGAAGAGTCAACGTACTGTTTATAAGGTAAAAACCAACCTTGAATGACTGCTTCCTGTATCCTCCTAAACATCTGTTCCTTAGCTACGCCACCGGCAATGAACAGAACATGACGTCCAGTCCCACTGGGAGACTCCAGTAGCAGAGCTGCGTTACCGACATGCATATTGAATTCTTCAAACGCTTCAGTAAACCCAGCCATATCTTCAGGAGCTATTTTGTCAAAGTCAATTACGAAGGTTGTCTGCTTGGCTCTGTCCTGTGTTTTAGAGTAAACAGGCTTGTACCAAACCTTTGCTCTTCCCTGTTGTGGGACATTCCTTGACTTATTCAAGTAGTTATAGTTGATGACGTATTGGTGTTGCTTGCCCTTAGTTTGTAAGGTTTGCAACAGTTCTAACGAGGCCACTCCGATGAGATCTGTTTCCGGACTTTTACGCTTCCTGGCTACTATGGGAAATGTGAGGTTACGGATTTGACTCAAGGCGACTTGCTCCAGCTTCAGTATGTTTAGGTAAACTTAAGATACCTAGCAAACAGATCTTAAGCAAGGCCAAACATTCCAGCTACCCCCTGTTTTCTGTGAGTATTACTCTCTTACGTATTTCAAAGGCAACTGTGAAAGAGTATTGACCTAAAAACAGCCAAAACTCAAAAAGGTGTGAACTAACGGCATTGCGTTACTACTTAAATAGCGGTAACCTATAAACAGGAGGTTACGCAAATGTTAGTTACAGGTTTGTTCTTAGGGTCTATGATTTGGTTCACTACAGGAGTCTTAGCTGCCTTTTTGGAGAACTTAGCTTATAGCCGAATAATCACAATACTTGAATCAGGAGAATACGAATGGACAGATCCGACGATCTCGCAGGACGATCTACTCAAGGTTCAGAAACTAGCGTACCAGCACAGAACGAAGATCCTGGTAGTGGGGTTATCGGCACTCCAGATGCCTCTGACCGTTCTGTACGCATTCGTAGGATGGTGGTTCGTCGCAAGTCTCAAAAGAAAGCAGTAAGTTCCTTGCTGGCAATCGAAGATCTCTACGAGGCGACCAACACAGATTCATTAGAGGACTTCGCATTTGTCGTTTTCCAGGACCACTCTACGCAGAGCGTAAGACCGTCACACGGCACCCGTAGAGTTTGTGGTGTAGTCAACACCGGCCTACTTTGGAACAATAGACAATACGGCTTAGTGCCTGGAACATCAGGAACACACCACTTAATCTCATAGTAAGCAGGAATCATAATGGCTAGCCTCTTTGACTATACCGAACCCCCATACTCAAACAGATTTAAAGGGAAGTGTCTAGCATGTAACTTGCATTGCCATAGTGACCAGTCTCTAGACGGAGGCTCTACAGTCAAAGATTTAATGCGTAGAGCTCACGAGCTAGAGTACACGCACTTTACACTCTCCGAGCATGGCAACGTCAATAGTGCAGCCAGTGTCTTTAGGTATGCAGAAGAGCTCAAGAAGAAGGAAGGGATTAACCTAAAGGTCTTCCACTCGGTAGAAGCTTATATCAGACACCCTAATGACCTAAAGTCAAGTCACATAACCATTGGATTTAAGACTCAAGCAGCGTTTGAATATTACTGTTCTATAACGCCACTGATCTACTCTCCTCCTTACATGGAAGTCAAGGGTGGAGACATCAAGCCTGTAATGACTTTACAGATGTTTGAAGAACTGGCTTCTAAGGGAATTACGGTCGGCACTGGTTGCGTGGGCTCGTTCTTCAATATGCCTATCCTGAAGTCAGGAGACTGGCGTGAGTCTAAGAAGAGACTTGACTGGGTGGTCAGCCTTGTCGGTCACTCAAACGTTTATGACGAGTGGATCATTGATGATCTGTCTAAGACATATAAGTCGGCAATGTACCATAAAGAAACCAAGGTCCTGCTGAGGCCCGCTTACCTAGAAACTAATGAATGTATCCCCCACTTCGTTGATCTGGGCTACGACACTCCAGACGTAGGCAAGGCAGTCAACTACATTAGAAGGAAGTATGTTACTTCGCCAGCAAAGATCAAGCCTCTGGCTTCTCTGGATGCTCACTATGCCTATAAAAAGGACAAGATCGTCCAGGATGCTAAGCTATTCGGCAATGACTGGGTAATGAGTAGCTTCCAGCACTTGCGAGGAGCTGAAGAATACGCTCTAGATGCAATGAAAAACGAAGACTTGCCAGAAAGGTTTATAGAAGCTCTTATAGATAACACGGCTGACTATGCCGAGCAGTTCGGTAGCTACAGATTCAGGACAGCTAAGGATGGCTGGTTGCTGCCAGAGTACCCTGACTCTAACCGTGAATATCTAATGAATATTGTGACAAAGCTTGGCAAGGTAGATGCCAGCGACCCTGTTATTGCAGAGCGCTTACAGTACGAGATGGACACCTTAAACCCAAGCCCAGAATTCGATGCTCTTTCATACATCCGTATGACTACAGACATCGTGGAACTGGCTCAGGATAACGGTATCCTTGTGAATGCCAGAGGGTCCGTAGGAGGCTCGCTGCTTGCCTATGCGACAGGCATTACAGTTACGGACCCATTGAAGTACGACTTACCGTTTGAGCGTTTCATTACAAAAGGACGTATCCAAGCTGGGGTGTTACCTGACGCAGACTTAGACTTTTCCGACAAAGACAAGATCATGGCGTTACTGCGTGAGAAGTACGGTGACCGGATGGCTTCTTTAAGTACAGACTCGCTATTGAAGCCACGTTCAGCTATTAAGGATGCCGAGAGAGCAATTTTAGGAGCTGTCCGCCAAGAAACTGAAATGTTGACCAAGAGTATGCCAATCGTTCCTCAGGGGACCGATGAAACAGGCTGGCTGTTTGGCTACGAGCTTGAGGGAGAACACATCAAAGGCTTCTTTGAGCAATCTAGGGAGCTCCAGGAATATGCCAAATATAACCCAGAAATATGGGACCTAGTTGTTCGTATGTGTGGTGTTCAGAGGCAGAAGTCAGTTCACGCGTGTGGCCTCGTCATCTTACCTAAGCCCGTTGCTTCATACTTCCCTGTATATAGAGTGGGAGGCTCTGCAGGAGAATTGGCCACGGCCTACAATCCTAAAGACATAGAGTATGTCGGAGGCGTCAAGATAGACATCTTAGGCGTAAAGAAGATGATGACTGTTGACCTGGCAACCCGCTTGATTAAGGAACGCCATGGCGTGAGCATCCCATGGGGAGAATACCCTCATGACCCAGAAGTATATGAAAAGATTTATGCGCAAGGTAACACTAGTGCGACCTTTCAGACCAACACGGCTGGGATTTCCCAACTTGGAGTAGACACTCGGCCAGCAACGATAGAGGAAATCTCTATCAACATTGCCCTCTATCGTCCATCATGCCTTGACTGGGAGATCGTGGATCCAGCTCAGAACTTTAAGGGGAATGCGGTTGAATTTTACGTCCAATATCGTAAAGGGAACGTGGAGCCTCGGTATATTCACCCTTCTTTAGAGCCTATCTTAGGCTCCACTGCTGGGACGCCAATTTACCAAGAGCAACTGCTTAGGATATTCCGTGATATTGGCGATATGTCTTACGAGCAAGCAGAAATTGCGCGTAGAGCTATTGGTAAAAAGGACCAGGCAACCTTGCTAGCCGAAGCAGAAAAGCTGACCAACGCCTGTTTACGTAAAGGCTGGACTCCAGAACAAGGTAGGGAGCTGTTTGACATGGTGCTTGCGAGCTCAAGATACGGTTTTAACCGTGCACACTCAACAAGTTACGCCATTGTGTCATACAACACCGCTTACCTTAAGCACAAGTATCCTCTAGAGTTCTGGGCTGCTGAGCTTAGCTGTGAATACGACAATGAAGACAAACTCCGTAGCTACGCAGACGACCTAGGCGACCTGCTATTACAGCCTGACGTAATGGTTTCACATCCAACTCAGTTTGTTATCAGTGGAGAAAAGCTTCAGGCTCCTCTCTGTGTGATTAAGGGGATAGGAGAAACCTTTGCCCAGGATCTCAGAGCTTTCATAGACTTAGACCTGGAGTCTTCTGGCTTGACCAAAAAGCCAGTAAAGGAAAAACCTGTAAAAAAGGTCAAAGAGAAATGACGTTTTTCATCAGTGATAATCGAATGATCTTTAAGGTCATGGGGAATAAGGCTCGCTCGTTGTACGTCTTATGGTGGCGCGAGTATCTGCCTAAGTGGCCTGCAATCCTGAACGTCAAGATGCCAAAGAAGATCTATCCTCTTAAGGGAATAGGCTGGTCTACGAATAGAGTGACGGGCAGTCGTAAAGCGCCTAGCGAGGAAAATATGGAAAAGGTTGGATTCTTGTTTAAAACTGACTCAGAAGTGGAGTTGGTAGCCTATCTGTGTGCGAACGAATACCCGCAAGAGTTTATTAACTTCTTTGTATCAAAGTGGTGATTAGAACTCAATTCTGATACCGAGCCCAACGCTCTTCTGCTGATGATTGTACGAGCCAGTGATCCAGCTGGTGCCTAAGACTCTATAGCCCACCTCAGCTTCGTATTGCCAGCCTTCCTTAAGATCCACATCCCTAGCCACTTCGAGCCCTACAGAGTAATTAGGCAGAGGAGCAGGAGACTTAATAATCTTTATCTCTTCTTTAACTACTGTCTGGACTTCCTTCTTTATTACTTCCTTCTCGACAACCTGGATCTGTACTCTGGTTTCTACTTTGGTCTTGTCCACTACTTTAGTCTTGATGATTGTGCCATCTGGCTTGGTAGTCTCTGATTCTGAAGTGACGTCCTTTTGCTCAAGCTCTAGTTTTTCAATAGCAGAGGCAATTGCACGTTCGGTCAGCTCTTTGTCTATTACCCGGACTTCCTTGACAACGGTCTCAGAGCTTGGCCGAGGAATTAGCTTATAGCCCAAGCCTAAGCCAGTGCCGATTCCTATGACGCCTATAGCAGCCATCTGAGCCCATTTATTTTGCAGTAGTTGTAGCCATGTCATATTAAGTAACCTTTAAGAAGAGAGCCTTTTCTGCTTCACGACGCTTTGTGAGACCCGCCAACACGGATCCAGCAGCTTTGTTCCATTTTGAAAACTCAAGCGAAGCTTCTTTATATTTACCAGAATTTAATAGTTTCAATAAAGTCGATGATTTAAGATTGGCAAGCCCGACATTGAAAGAAAAGCTCACGAGCGCCGCAAACTGGTTTTCTGTAAGAGATACAGTCACGAGCTGATCCACGCCTTCTTCAAATCTTACTAAGTCTTTCATGAGTAGCTGCTCAGCTTGCTCTTGGGTGATGGCCATATTTTCCTTGACGTGCGTCCCGGTAGATCCCCACCCTATCGTGAGAACATTAGCTGCGCATCTGTAGCTTTTGAGACGTAAGCCTTCGTATTGTTTGATTAGATCTAATCCCGCTTTATTGATCTTCATCGTCAGTTACTCCCGGTTACTTTGTCTATAGCTTCGCCTGTATCAGCCATAGGGTCGGCACTGGCTGCTTGGATGATTTTGGTGTTCTGGTAGGCCCTGGTTCCAGTAAATGCGGCAACGATACCGAGTACGGCCATCTGAACATCAAGTCCGCTCTTGAGGTGCATCGTGATTAACCCCAAGATGCCAACTAAAGATAGTATGAATCCTAGTTTATCTCTTATCGCCATGGTTAAGGCTTCCCTGTCATTGCTTTATAGATTTGCCACAAGGCAGAAGCGATTGCCGCTATAGCGGAGCCGCCACCGATCCCCCAGCCAATCATCGCTTTAATTCCGCGACCTTGAGCTACGTACTCTCCAATGGTTGCCATGTTTGCTTCAAATTTCTCTTGTCGTCCTTCTAGGAGCCTGGTTCTACGAATATGCTCTTCGAGATGGACTTCCTGCCTGGCTAAGGTGACATCTACACTGTCAAGTCGGGTGTCGAGCTTATCGACCTTGTACTCTATGCGGTGCAAGGCGTTATTGATATCTGGAGCTGGAATATGTTCTGACATTGGGTTCTCTCCAATAATTCAAATGATACGGATCTCGACATTCTAAAGCCGGTAGCCGTTGTCTGTTATGGTAAATGGTGCCATAATGGGGGGTGGAAATTATTAGCAGGAGGAGGACATATGCAGGCGACAGAAGTGGAAATTAGAAAAATGCTTCCAGAAGAAAAAGAGGAGGTAGTGGCTCTCGCTAAGACTTTGGGGAAATTCGTCAAAGACCTCGGTGCAATCTGGACTCGCTGGCAAATGTGGGAGAAATCCCCTCCATTTGTCGCCATTAAGGGCGGCAAGATTGTAGGATTCAACGCTGTAACTTTCCTGAAGAAAGACTACGTCTATACGATCTACATTGGGGTGTCGCCAGAGTGTCGTGGGCTAGGTATTGCTAAGAACCTGATGTGGTCGTCTATTGAAGAAGGCAAGAAGCTAGGCTTGACTCGTTACTCTGCCCTAGCCGACATTAAGGGAGACGGCTACACCTTCTACTCTGGCTTTGGCATGAAGCCGGTAGCAAGGCGTAAAACTGAGAACATGTTTGATTGTGAGTTTACAGGAGCGGCAAGTGTGCAGGAATTCAGACAATTGCTAAAGGAAGGGAAGGGACATACTCCCCCCTCAGCATCTAGACATAAGTTGTATACGAATAAGTATGAAGAAGTCTTTTACACGTCGGAGTGAATGGCTTTATTAGTTTGGGGTAAAAGCGAGGGAGCCTTAATTCCTACCGGCTTTGGCAATAGGCTCTTAATCTTAGGCAGGTCTATCTTGCCGATTTTATTCTTCTTAGGCGAAATGCTGTCCCTACCGCTTTGCAGCTTGTAGATCTTGTCCTGAACCTGTTCAGGAGCATCCGACTTCCTTAAGAGATTGTTCCGGCATAACTTCAAGAGCTCATCTAACTTTTTGGCTTCCATTTTCTACTATCCAGTGTGGCGCAGAGAGCATTAATCCCTCTGAGTTTTGTTTATATAGGATATTACCGACGTACTTCTTTATTATAGCTTGTTCGTCCTGGTGTCGGTTATCCGTAAGCCACTCGACGTGCTGAACCCCTGCATTCAGAAGCATTTTCATACATTCCATACAAGGCTGCACTGACGTGTAGAGAGCGATATGGTCCATACGGTCTGCTGGTCCTTGGCCAATGCTCAGTAGCCAGTCAATTTCTGCATGCACCATTAAGAATTTCTTGTCGGGGTGAAGGTCTGTGGCTACTGTTTGCAGTGCTCCACGATGGCCGAGGAGTGGTTTTATTACCTTGTTAACCCCATAGCCTATAACGGCATTGTCACGTTTGTCCCAGGCAAGACACACTACAGGCTTGATAGGGTCTTGGGACTTTTCTTCAAGAGCAGCGAAGATCTCTGACGTGTGTAGGACCGGGTAAGTTCCGTAGATTCTCATTTGATAGTCCTTACATTAGATTGAGAGCGTTATTGATGATTTCAGCAATTTGCTCTGGAGTATGGTTGTCCTGAATGGTTTCGTAAAACACCGGCTTCGTGCACTTAGTCTGGAAGTGAGCCACAGTGTGCTTCGCCCTACGGATAAAGTCGTTACTGTTGTCTAAGGTCTTCTTTGGTAGCTCGGTTTCCACAATACCATTACGAGCCCTACGCTCCGAGAGCCTCCGAAGCGTCTCTGTAGGCGAGATATCAAAGTGTACACACAAGACCTTGATTTCTTCTTCGTAGTCGTTCACCATTTCAATCAGACGGGGGCTACCCATGACACCGTCTATTACTACGAGATCGTTAAGTTCCAGGCACTTGAAAAAGGACATCCGAATAAGTCTTGGAGCAGTGTTTCCGTCTGTTCCAGTGCCGATGTTACCAGCCAAGGCTGCATTGTCATAGAGCGTGTAGAAAAACGGCTTCTTCACTGGTCCCTTTGGGGTTTCTAGCATGACTTGAACACGATTCTGTTGAGGTGTTCCTGAGCACAAGGCAAGCCGAGCGGTAGTTTTGCCAGTTGCTCCAGCTCCTAATAAAAATACGGCCTTTTTCATTTGTCTGTCTCCTATGGTTTATTCGGTTATATCGAAATTAAGGTTTACAGACAAGCGCAAAAAAAGCCCACATTCTCTTAATACGAGGTGTGGGCGACGGTATCAGTCCATTGTGCCTACGGTGAGGTAGTTGTTGATCAGGTAGTTACATTTATCGCACACCCGGTTCCCTGATCTTGAGAGGAACCTTTAGCGCAACGAAGGCAGCTGCGCTGTTTAGCTTCTGGCCTACCGTGTTCCTTGAAGAAGGCGATTTCTTCTGCCTTGTCCATAACGATTCGCCTCTTCTGGTTAGTTCGGCGCTTGATTCTGTAAACACGACGGTACTCGGCAACCTTTTCAGCAATTTCGTCCATAGAAAGTCCATGTTTGGTTGTATATTCACGGATAAACTCAATTGGCCTGCTTGTGTCTTCTGGAATGCCCACTCCTACTGCTCTGCAAAAGAAGAACAGGTTTATGAGCACATCATTGTGTCGCAAAGAGCGACCGTCGTAGCATTCTACGCCTTCTTCTGCGAGCTCCATGATTATTCGCCTTCTACCGCGCCACAGTCAACTACTCCTTTTTGTTGAAGCAAGTAGATGGCCATCAGCTTTTTGGTATCGGCGTATTTCTTGACTTCAGCTAAGCCTGCCCTGAAGTCTTTGATCACTTCCTGAGCTGCAATGAATGCTGGATTGGCCTCCACTTCTGAAACGCTTTTCATTACGTGAGCGGTACGCTCCGACACAATAGTCTTCAGCTGCTCGATGTCAGCCGAACGAAGGAGAGTAAGCTCTTCATCGCTGTAGTATTTTACGAATTTAGCTTCGTAAGGGTGGAGGCTGTCTTGGGGAGTATTAGAGTTACGGCTAGATCTGCTTCTTCGTGGCATAGAAACCTCTTTGTGTTATTGGCCTGTTATAAAGTAACATGGGCGAAAATCAAAGGCAAATAGTTTAATTCTTATGTATTAGCCAGGATGCCATCACGCACATAAGCCTTTTTGAGCTTATTGACTTCTTTATGGTCAAGCTCTAAGTCCCAGAGAGCTGGGTCAAATTTACAGTTGTTCATGATTGCTGAATAGTCAGGCAAATGAGATTTCAGCAAGGAGAGCTCCCAGATGTCGTGACCAACAAAGTAAGAGCCTTTCTTAAGAATCTTAGGGACCTTACACAAGCAAGTCTCCACTTCCGATAAGTCTGCATTCCAACGGGCCGCTAACGTATTCGCTAGAGCGTTCCATTCAGGAATAATGCTCCGGGTAAAAGTGTTGTCGATGCCATATAAGTACCGGAGCCCAAAGATTGGCCCCGTAGAGCTATTAGCATCGCCTTCGTTAATGCCAATGTCAGGTAGGTCTAAGCTGCTGTGTCCGAGTGCTCTTTGAAATACCTCACACATCTTATAGCTTGCCCATTCACCAAAGTAAGGCACGCCCTTCATAGCTGCACGGAAGTGAGCTGGAGACTTAACTGCTTCAGAAAAGTTAATGCCTAGCCATGCTCTGCGAGCCTTGAGGAAGTTATTAAAGTCTCTTACTTGAGGAGTGCGCCCACGTTCCATTCCAAACTTCAGGCCAGTGAAAGTAGCCTTGAGTTCTTCTTCAGTGCCACAGGATAAAGAAGTCTTACGTAAGAAAGCGGTCATACTCTCTAATGAGTAGAAATACACATACAAGAAGCACGCTTCTGTCGGGTGAAACTTCTCAAAAGCAATGAGCTGCTTCAGGAAAGGGTAAACAGGGTCAGCATCGCCAGTCTTAATGAGCGCTAGAGAAGCCTTTTCAAAGTCTGCGAAGTTGTGTAGTTCAGAAAGATTCATTGCGTTCTCCTAGATAGCACGTTGTACGAAAATACGCAGCTCTTCTTCTTGATTGATGAACTTGGTATCCTTGATAAACAAGATCACTTCTGTCACCGAGGCATCAGTCAGTAGCGCTTCGTTAAAATTCCTAGGAGAGAATTCTGAAAACTTGAATCTTTTAACACTGAATAACCCGTTCTCCTCTCTATGAATACTCAGATACCAATTCTTTGAATCTCCGGTATAACTTGATCCATGAGCGTTAAGTGGTGCCTCCACCCGTTCGCCATTTGGGGCCTTAAAAATAACTCTCCTCCTTCTAATATGTAGGCAGGTCCTTCTTCTTCAAAAGCTGGACGCCAGCCAGTGACGACTGAACCTGGCACCACTTCCACCTCAAGAACAGAGCCCGCAACCTTCTGAATGTGATTTAAGATGTACTCCGCTTTACCTTCCATGTTCAGGTCTTTAGCCTTACGTTGGAAGATGAAGTGAGTGCCAAGGTAATACTCATCGGAGCCAGGAACAGGGTATAAGTACGATGAATTAAAGCGCCCTTCCTTTAAGTTAAAGCACGTTCGCTTGTCTAAGATCAACCCAGGTTCCAGGATCGTAACCTTTGCTTTAGCGTGCCAGCCCCACCGATACGTCGTAGGACGTACAGCATGGAAGCCGTGTGCGTGGATAACAAAAGCCCCCTGAGGGGCTACAGGACTATTCCGATCAGCAAACCTAGCTCGAGTCTGGGCTACGAATTCTTGAGCGTTAATGTGGTAGCTGGGCTTATTTAATAGCTTACACCCATTAAAATCGCTGACAACCTGTAACCCGCTTCTGGGGGCGTCGTGCGGTATGCTTTTTTGGGTAAAGGCATAGTTGGCTACTTCGGTAAACTTGCTAATCCATGGGTGGCTTAAGACTTCCGCTGGGAACCTTTCGTAGTTGGCTTTGTCAACGGCTTCTCCGCTTGGGTAGCAACAGCCAGTTGAAGCTTTAAAAGCTTGTACTTTCTCGTCGCTATCAAACCAGGTAAAAGGTACGCCCAGGTCTTCCAGACGCACAGCAAGTAGACAACCAATAATTCCAAAACCCTGAATATAAATCTGTGCCATAACGTCTCCTTTTTACTTTCCTTAGGCTCCCACCCATCCACCGCGACCAGATGGGTTGCGCCTGATCTGGGATGGCTTAGCCCTGTCCTCAAATCTGACTTGATTCTCGAACGCTGCATCGAGGTCTTCAGGTTCCTCGTCATACTCTGTCCCATCAGAAGGTGGGGCTGGAGCAACAGGCTTAGCTGTCTGAGGAACCGGAGCAGCCGGAGCTTGTTGTGCGTGTCCTCCGAGCTTACTTTCCAGGCGTCTTAAGATGTCCATTACTTCAGACTTATTGATCTTGGTGAGAGTCTTTAAAAGCTGTGCCGATTGCACTGAAGCTTCTTCGACCTTAGAGTCCTCACCATTGCCACTCAAGAGCTTTTCAAGCTCAGAGTTGAGGAACACGCCGATGCGTTCCCATAGGTAGTCTCCGCTTGCCTGCGTCTTGACGCTTGCCTGGAAGCTATCTGAATCTATGGCTGCTTGGATATCTGCCAAGAGCTTGATCTTGGTTTTCATGTCCATGTTATACATACCTCACGAATTCCGCTTGCATCTTGCCTCTAGCATCCACTTTCACTTTACCAAACCCTAGTTGAGTATTTTTCTTACTTGCTGCGTGAGCATAAGAAGCGGATATGGCCTCGGTATCCATTCCATGGCCGCAACTCATACAGAACTGTTCGTCAAAGTGAACGACTCCAGCTGAGTGTAAATGGCCGTGAGCGATGTGTCCGTTCGGCAGCTTGCGGAAGTGAGCTACACTCTGAGAGAGGTAGCCGTGCAGCACCTGTAATCGTTCTCCGCCTTCTACCTGGAAGATCAAGACGCATTTATCGGAATCTACTGTATAGACGCCTGGGTGTGACACCAGAGCTTTAGGAGTAGGAATGTAACCCGAAAGGTTGACCCCCACCTTAGCGGCAAAGGCAGCGGAGCGAGCCTCGTGGTTGCCAATGAGCGCATACTTTTTACAAGATGAAGAAATTGAGTCCCAGAAATCTGCATATTGCTTGCGAGCCGTTGATATTTCAAGCTCTACACTGATATCCGCCTTTTTTTCATAACGGGATAGTGTATACAGGTCGAACGCATCGCCTAGCGCTACAACGTGGATCTCTTTTTCAGGATTCAGAGCCACTAGAGTGCGAATTTCCTGAAGCATCCAGATCAACCACTTCTGATTGACAAATGGTAAGTGCATATCAGGAACGCAGATGATGATTGAATTTGGAGTGATGGTAAATCTATGGTTTCTCGCCACATCAGGATATGAAGCCTGCTTTGCTAGTTCTTCAGGGATGTCAAATGACTTGAAGATAGGTGATTCGTATATTGTAGATTGTCCGCCTCCCAACGACAGACCCACTTCTTCTGCTATTCCTTGGAACTGTAAGCGAGTCATCGTCTCTAATTCTTGTAAATATTCCTCGGTGTTTCCTTCCCATATAGACTGGGCCATTGTGCGAGCACCGTTGAAGCGTGATAGCTCAGCACCAACCTCGCGCTTTTTACCAAAGTGATTCTCAAAACTCTTGTTCATGTACTTGATCTTGTATTTCTGCAGACCGTAAGCGTCGACTTCTTTTTCAGTCAGATCCTTAGGTTCTTTTTTATAGAAGTTTGCAGCTTCGATGACGAAGTCCGCCAACAGGTTCTTGTTCCATTTTTTCTTAGCCATTGGCCTTATCCCTCTATGTCAATGATGTCGAATGCTGAATCACTAGGAAGATCTGTCTTGACTTTAACCGCTGCCACTTCGGCTAATACCTTAGCATATAACGCTTTGTCCCGAACAAGCAACTCAATAAATGCAGTTATGCTTCCGGCTTTGATGCCTCGTTCTTCTGGCCCAAAGTAAACCGTGTTTCCATTTTCCTTTTTAGTCAAAACACCTAAAGCTAGAGCTAAACGCCCGAGTTCGTTTTCCTTCTTCTCGAGCTCGCCCGTTTCCATATTCAAGTAGAACTCTGCCACCTTGCCTTCTACTGTCTGGCGCGTCTTGTTAACCTTGCAGCGAACCAGAGAACCAACTTGCATCGCATTGCCTTGAGCGTCTAAGCGGCTTTCGTCTACCAGCTTGCTGTCTTTGCGAGACACCTTTTCCAAGAAAATGATGGTGGAGCAAAGGTGCTTAAGCCGTTGGCCTCCAGTGAGAACCCATGGCTGGTATTTAGAGGTCATGGTGTCCATATTTGCGTTGGCGTGGTTGCAAAGTATGGTGAGTATCTGGCATTCGTTGGCAAGCCTATTGAGGATGTTCAGAGCGGGGTTTACGCTCTTAGCAATACCCCCATAAGCATTCGCAGCGCTGCTCACATTGCCTTCTTCCATTTGTCCTTGTTCGTTAATGCTCGTTAACGCTTTCACGGAATCTAGAACAATGGCGCAACAATCTTTGTTTTCAGCAATTGCTGCTTCCATCTTCGCTAAAGGAGCAATTGCTCCTTCAAACGTATTAGACCTGATGACTACTAGACGATCTACATCTACTCCTAGACTAGCAGCTCTAGTTGAACTGAAAGAGTACTCAGTGTCAATCCAGATGGCATATTTATTCGGGTATATCTTTTGCTCTTGTGCAATCATTTTAAGAGCCTGGAGACTCTTCCCAGATCCTGGTAGGCCCCAGAACATGACCATTTCCCCTACTGGGATACCGCCCCCTAAGCAGTAGTCCAGAGAAACAGAACCTGAAGAGCGTATGGCGTTGGCTTCATTTTTCATCATTTCTGATGCAACCTGAACTTTTTCAGATTTAAACAACGATGATAGATATTTGGGTAATTTTGACATATGGGCGTATTTCCTCGATAACGTGAGGTTTGCAGCAACAGAAAAAGGAGCAGGCGAGTTAGGCCTGCTCCACGAGATCATACGTAGAATTGTGTGTCGGAGAAAGGGATGTAGCAGAAAATTCTTTCACTAGATTTCTCCTTAGACAGAGTGGCTAGGACTATTGCCTGCATGAGCTTAGCCTTCGACATAGTCACGCTGAATCCCGATGGGGTTTTAAATTGGATATGAGTGCAATGCGCAAATGCGGAATCCATAATCCCAGAAGGACGAAATGAAGAGGTGTGACGATCCCATGATTGAATCTCGAGAAAATAGCGAAAGGTTCTATCGGCAATGCCGTCTTCTACGATCAAGATAGGGCCGATAGTGGAGAAACGAGAAGCTTTGTGATTAGACATAAGAGCCCACTGGGAGACCAGTTCTGAAACGAGCTCTAAGAGAAATTCCTAGAGCTTAACGGACACATCTGGCTAAGCTGTAATAAATTGTCTATTCTGTAATTCAGACCGTGTGTATACGGTCTTTTTGACGTCATCGTGCGTCATTACGAGAGCGTTCTTGACTGTTTGCAAGTAGACATACATTGCTTCCCAGTAAGCCTCTTCTTCTGCAGCCTTGATGACTTCAGGTCTAGAGGCAACAAACGCTGCTCGTTCTGCTTCTGTTCCTTTGCCCCCCTTCTCGACTAAGTATTCTTTGTAGCCTTCCAGGGCAGATATCGCTTCAATGCGTTTACGCTCTATGCGAGACATCGAAGCCTTATATCCAGTTTTAGCTAGCAAGTCGCCAGTCTTCATGATTCCATCGACGATCTGCTTCAAGAATACGGGAGCATCCTGCTCCGTGATCATTGCCGCTTCCTTGCTTTTGGAGATGTAGTACACGAGTTCGTGGATCACACTTTCCGTAAGCTCTGTCCTAATCAGTTCATTCATAATTAATCCTCGTCTGCAAAGCCGAGATTGCGGCCTTTTTTGCGTTGATGAGTCTTGGTTCTGCTTGTAGTGCGCTGAGAGTTAAGCTGTTCCACCGCTTCTTCAAGGCTTATATCGTCGAGCATATGCCGAATTACACACTCGCGCAAGTAGGCTGGGGTAAATTGTTTTCCTGCAATTGCTTTACGTTCCGAAGCAGAGAGAGTGCGTTTGATGAAAGATTCAAGCAGGGTCATGCTTTCATCATCAGAAGGCGGATCTACTTGCAATACAAGGTCGAAGCGACCAGGGCGGTCATTAAGTGTTTCGCCAAGCAGGTCCATGTAGTTGGTAGTCGCTACAATCAATGTAGGAATCTTAAATACATCGTCTTGTCCGTCAAGGAAATTGAGCAAGGTGCTGTCCACATTATGACGTCGATCAGTAAGGTCATTACCGCCTAAGTCTTCGATAATCAGTACGATGAAGTCGACTCCATCTCCAGGCTTTGCTTTACGAAACATTGTTTGCACAATTTCGTAATCTACGTCTTGGCTGTCAATGTACAGAACACACGCTTTATCTGCAGCGTCAATCTTGCTGGCGAAATAGTTGATTAGACTACTTTTCCCTACGCCCGGTATTGACCCAAGCAGCAATCCCCGTTTCTTGGTTTTTATGCCAAGTAGATCGTACACATGAAGCTTATTTTTGAAGGTATTAAAGAACTTCACGAGCCTGCGTGTGGTTGCTGTCTCAAAATAAGCGTTATTCGCAAACTTCACTGACTGAAGTCCGAGTCTCGGCGTAACTCGCCAAGAGCCAGCCTGGATTTCATACCCACTATCTTCAGAGGGTTTTTCCTCGACGTCCATACTCACTAGCTGGATATTGCCGTCTGGACTAGAGCAAGCAAGATGCCAGTCGCGCATGTTGACTTTAACGCCAGGAAGTAAAGTGGTCACTTCCCGTACAGTGGCCGTTTGACCGTCAAATTCTGATACAGTCGGAGCACTAACCGATTCAACATTCTCTACACTCATTTCTCAACACCCCATAGTTAAACGTGAATCAAATCGTTTCTTGTAGCCTTTGTTTCGGAATTTCTTGCCATTATCCAGATAATAGATATCAGCGCTCTTGACGTTCTTGGTTCGGCACCAATCAATAGGAAGATAGGTGCCGTTCTCAAAGTCATATGAAATCACAAACGGAGCACTTGGGTGACCAAGTTCGTACCAAGCGGTTGGTTTCGGTTTGTGTTCAATCTGGAAATCACGTCGTTTCCTTATTGCCGCAACTGTCATGTTCAGTTCTCTTGAAAAGAAAAGAGCCCATGGTTTATACGTGGGCTCTTGTTTATGGTGAAGTGAGGCTAATTAAAACAAATCAAAGTCGTCTGTAACGAACGAGGTCGTCTCAATTGGCTCAATTGGCTCAATTGGCTCAATAGACTTAGCCGGTTTTGCTGCCTCACTGCTAGCAAAAGAGTCATCGGTCTTCTTGCTTTCACGGGGCTTCCTGAGAACACGCTCAGGAACTTGTGTCCCTGCTGATTCTACGTATGCATGAATTTCTTCTTCGGACCAGAGCTTGCTCATGATTGTTTCGTTGATCTTCAAGAGCTTGCTTGGATCCTTGAACTTCTCAATTAGAGACGGGTGAAGTTTTTCTTCAGTGAGCTCTTCGGACTTACGCTTGTTTTCAATCTTAGTAGTCAGAGTAGGAGAAGCCGCGTAAACGGTATCCAGTCCAATTCCGGTCTTACTGAGCTTCAGCCATCCAGTAGCTTCAAAGGGGTTGTAAACAGATACACCAAACTCCTTGATCGCATCCACTGCTCCCTTAACGCCCTTCTTTTTGTCTCCAAAGATTGACTTAGTCAAAGAAGGTTTAGTTTCAAGCCAGCTGATTTTGTTATCGCCACGAACTACAGCCAACATCGCATATCGTTGTTGTTGCTTGTACATCTTAGCAAGAGTAAAGTGACGCATGTATTCGCCATGAAGAGGATGGTTTTCAGATTTACCGCCCCGTGTTTCTAACTGAGTAGCCTGGTCGCGATGCGACCAATGTGCGTCACAGATCATACAGCTTTGACCTACGACGCGAGCACAAGGAACTCGGATATATTGCTCACCGATCATACATTCATGGAAATGGTTTTCATGGTAGGGTTTGGCTTCTGCAGAAGAGCTAGTATTGACTACCAGACGTACATCAAGAGGCCATGTGGTCTTGGCGTTACCAAGATAGTTGACGAGCTCGCCCTGGCCTTTGTTGCCAACAGAAAAGTCACCTTCTTCAATTGCGGAATAATCAAAAGAAATTGGATCTAAGTTTTGCATGTGATGCTCCTTTTAATGGCTTCATGAGCCCTGGTTTATGAACGTGAACCGTAACGGAAAACATTTTCAACAGATCGCTTGAATTCAGCTTCAAGCTCTTCTGTCTGCAGCTTGAACGCTTTTTCAATCTCAGCTTTAATAAACTCAACTCGCTCTTCTAGAGCTTTCTTGGACTGTGCCCTGGGGACCCTAACCACGTTACGACTTAGTCTTGAAGTTAGCGGCGTTGCCCTGGTTACGTAGTGTGGCACTGTACTTAAGTTACCAATGTCCCAAAACTGCGACAAGGTTATATTGTCTTGTTGTAGCGTTAAGGCGTCCACAATGCGGACATAATCCGATACGTCATTGACGCTTAAATCAATGCGACTTGCGTCTGGATCGCGATTAACTACGGCCTTTGGGTTGAACAGCTTCAAGCTACGTGCAAAAAGCTGATTAGCTTCTGGTCGCTTGAGAGTATTGGGCGATTGGGCAAGATGTGGATAGCCGTGAGTAAGCATCGTGTTAACGGCAGGAAGAGTGAAGTCAGAAACGAACTTAATCATTTCTGCGCCAATTTCTTCCATGAATGGAATCATGATTTCTTTATCTGATGGAGTGAGACCTGAGAGGTCAAGAATAATGGGAAGGTAAAATGGTTTATCGTAATATATGACTTGCGTCATTGGATCTCCTTATGTCTAGTTAATTGCCCGCACAGTGGCCTTTTTGAGTATTACACGCTTTGTTTGTTAAAGCAACTAGGAACGCTTCTTAGGTTTCTTGGCCGCTTTAGTCTTATTATCCTCTACCTTAGGCTTCTTCTTGGCACTTTCTTTACGTCTGAGAGAGTTTTCTGCCTTTGTCTTCACGAGGTGACAGGGCTTGCAGAGCGTCTGGAGCCCGCTAACGTCACAGTACAGTCTGGAGATATAGGTATTGTAGTCTTGGAACCCTTCTTTGACATCAACGACACTTTCGATATGGTCAACCTGCACTTCTTGCTTAGGATAGAACTTCTTACAGCCGTTACATTGGAAGTGGACCCTACGTGATTTATTCCCATTTTTACAGTTGACGTAGTACTCTCGTTTGGCGGCATTGAGGCATTCGTTGTAAGCATCCGATCGTCTAAAGTTGCGTCGTAGGCAGCCAATCACCGATGCCTGCAAGACCCATTTCTTCTTTGCCATAAGATCCTCCATTAAGAGGATCTTATCTGTTCTTACAGGTCTAAAGCAATTAGTTCTTGCAGAGTGAATGTCTTGTAGCCTCTGTGATTGCCTGGCTTGCCAATGACTAAGCACACCTTGCGTCTGTAGTTGTACATTGCCTGAGTAAGCTTATTGTCAAACTCGTCATTGGTTCCATAGTTAGGCCACATCACTACTTCAAACTCTTCAGAGCCGTCTGTGAACTTCAGCTTGCGAAGCTTTTTGCCTTCTCCCCAGGTCTTGGTCTCATAGCCAAGATACAGAGCAACAATGCCTGGCTTACTGACTGCACTCTTGCTCATATACGGCCTTAGGCAACGTTCATCGTAGACAGAACTATAGCTTGAGTGGATCCTGAGGTTCTCCTTCTTATATGGGATGCTAGTTGCTCCAGTGGCCTTAAAGCCTAGAGCTGCTAGTGTGCTTGAATAGCGATCCGATATGCGGAACTGGAAGGTCGGATTAACACTAGAGAGCCAACGCATTCTGGTGAATTCTGAGTCTATTTCAGCTAGGCCGATAGCTCCCTTCTTACCTACTGCCAGGACAGCTTTAGAGCTAGCCACCTTCTTGACTAGCTCTATCATCTTGAGCCTAGTGACGTAGTCTGGAGTAACTGTACACAGAGAGTCAAAAGCTCCCGCCATGATCAAAGTAGTGATCTGGGAGATGTTGATGTTCAGCTGCTTTGTGGCGTATTGCGTTTTAAATAGCTTGAGCTTATCTAGAAATGCCTCAAATGTCTCCAAGAGATATCACCTCATCATAATGGTGTGCCGTTGCTGCTCTCGCTTCTGGTGTGAGCTGTTTTTTTTGGGCTTCACGGCTGTTGCTGCTGTTGTCGTGCTATCTCCTTTCGTTCAAAGATGTGTGTGTGTGTTTTTCTATTTTAATAATAATAGTTACCCTGCTTTGCTGACTATGGTAAAAGAATCTTTAGTTACTCGTGTCTCGTCTGCTGCTGTTGCTGAAGCTTCCAATGCTCTTGGATTTTTGAAGATGTTACATGGCTGGGGACCATTGGAGCAGGTGGAAGTTCGACTGCGATAAAATTCTGCCTCTCTGTGACTTTTCGTGGAACCTGTTTTTTTTCCTTGTTTGCTGTCATTTTGCTTCTCCTTTCAAGAGATGTTGTTGTTGTGGCGTATTGCGTTTTAAACAGCTTGAGCTCAAGAGGTAGTAATGTCGCCAAGAGAGATTACTTCATCATAATGCTCAGCAGAGAAATGATGTTCAACCATAATAACAAGCCTACGCTCCGACACTAGCTTTATGGCTTCTAAGCAGTTCTCCATTGTCTCCAGATCACATCCAGAGAAAGATTCGTCTAGCATCAGGATGGGCGAGTCGTATAGGTCACAGAGAGCCAGCTGGAATGCCAGCACCAGACGAGAGTACTGGCCTCCAGAGAGCTGCTCCTGTGGCTTGCTGAGGAGGTGTCCGTTGAAGCTAACTTCTAGGTTTAGTTTGTCTGACATCTCTTCTTTTGACTTCAGTTTCTTTTCTGTTTTTAGGTCTGCGTCAATAACAATCCCGTCAAACAGAGCTTCAACCCAGAACTTAGCACGGAGGTTGATTTCTGCAATTGCGCTCTCTATCATCTCCAGAGAGACTTTTTGGGCTAAGCAGCGCAGTGTTTCTGTCTGGGCTAACATTACAGAGTTTTGATTCTTTTGCGACACGGCGTCATCGACAATCTCAAGAACAGAATCCAGCTCAGCTTGAGTCCTTTCAAGCTTAGAAGAGAATTCTTGACACTTTTCATGGCGCTGGATGTCATTTCTGAGATTTCCTGCTTCTTGTTCTGCCGTCCGTAATGCCTCAGCAGCTGGACGAGCACGTTCGTCGATACTACGGAACTCTTTATCTAGTTCTTCCTCAGAATAGAGAGCTGCTTTTTCTTTGAAAATCTTGTGAGCTGTCTGTTCTTTATTGACGAGGACTTCGATTTCTCTGAAGCTGTCCTCATGCTCTGTTAACTTCTTGGACAGACTGTCTATGTCTGACTGCTTAGAGGATTGGTCCGTTGTATTAGTTGCCAGCATTCTTCTTTGTAGAGCAATATTACGACTTAGAGCGTCTTTATTGTCTTTATTTGTGGCAATCCGAATGCTCTCGTACGTGGAAAGCCACGTTTCGGCGTCTATCTTAAGGTTGAGAGCTGAAGATTCTTCTACTTCGTTATACTCTGACACAAAAGAGCAGTTGTCAATGAGCTGAACCTGGACCTTACCGAGAGTTTCTCGTAAACCTGCTACAGATTCTGATCGTTTCCATTGTTCTTGCTGCCTGTTGAGTTCTGCTTCTATCTTGACATGTTCTACTTGTAGATCTTTAAGATCTTTTTTGAGTTCTGCTAGGCGCTCTGGGGCGTCTGAATCCTTTGGAAGGAGTTTACTCTGACAATTTGCTATCCTTTCTGGCAAAGCAGCCAGAAAAGCTTGAGCATTCTGAAAGTTCTTACGCGCTGGATGATCTTTTTGCTTGTAAAGAGCTTCTTTTTGCTTATAAAGGTGCTCCAGCTCTCTGCTTTTGAGAGCAGAGACTTTGTCAGCGAGACGCAAGCGAGTGTCCAGATTATCTGGATCCGCCACCGTGAATTCCTGTTCCTGTTTCTCTAGGAAGACTGCCAATTCAGTCAAGCTGAGCTGCTTACCCCGGTAATGGTCCAACTTACGGTCAATGGCTACCCTCTCTTGGCTTAAGAGAGTTAATTGCGTCTTAATCTTTTCGCGATAGAAATCGGGGTTGTTGCCTCCCCTGAAGGCCAAACTGTAAATCAGATCTAGTTGCTCTCCAGGAGAGAGATTTAAGAGACTGTTCTGCTGCTTCTGTTTTACGTAAGAACTGACTTCAAATTCTACCTTGTTCATGCCGAGAGTAGCATCAATGAGCTCTTGTGCCTGGTCGTTTGTCCAGCCATTACAGGTGAGCAGGTTAGGGTTACGAGTGCGCTTAATAGCTAATCCGAGTCCTTCTAGCTCCACCTCGGTCGTCGTCTGGTCCTTGCCCCAGCTTGAGACGTTATTGAGTTTGCCGTAAAGAGCGTACAAGATGGCGTGAAACAGAGTGCTCTTGCCTGTCCCGGACCTGCCGTCTAGCTTAATGAGACCTGTTGCTGGGAGTTCTACTGAGAAGTCTTGGTGGGAACGAAAGTTATTCAAAGATAGCTTTATAGGCGTCCTGGATTTCTGCTTCACTTGAATATTCCTTAAGTCTCTGTTCAAATGTTTTTAGCCTAGTGTCTTGCGTAGCTACGTGAATCTGTTGGGCGACAGGCTTCAGCTTAATCTTAGCAAGAGCAGTGAGGTCTTTATACGCTTGAGTTCTTTTGAATGCCATAAGAGTTGCTGCTTCATCTATAAGAACAACTCTGTAGATATCTTGCCCAGAAAGGTCTAGTTTGGCAACGCCCTCTACGTTAGTTTCGAAGGTTATGAATCTTTGAATATCCACCTTAAATCGTTCGATTACCTTGTAACTGCCGTCTTCCTTGACTTCAATCATGCTGTAGTTCTTACGCATTCCGTCACCAAACTGATGCTGGCATGGAGTGCCGGGGTACCACACTTTACCGACACGCTGGTAGCCGTGAATGTGCCCAGAGATGACCCAATAAGCTTCAGGAAGCGGGTCTCCTACGGTACTACGGTGCGAAGCTGCCATTTCACAGCCTATGAACTCCTGATGCGCAAAGACGAGCTCTGGTTGAGCTGGCATTTCAGAGATTGCCCTAGCAAAGTAGCCAGGAGGAGTGTATGGCACGAATCCAATGTTGAGGCCACCGATGACTTGCAATATTGGCTTATCTACTACCAAGAAGTTAGGATGTTCTCTATATGCAGCGAGAGCGTGAGATTCTGGTAAGTATGTTCTACTGTCGTGCATGTCATGATTACCAACTATCCCTACAACCTTGCAGCTCACCGTTGATAGGAATTTCTCAAATATGGTACACAGATCCGAGTACATATTTCTATGATGATCGAATATGTCTCCTAACAGGACTATGAAATCTGGTTTAGAGATTGCTGCTTTGATTTTGATGTCGTCGAGCAGAGCCTCTGAACGTTGGGCGTAGCGTTTATTGAGATGTATATCACCGACAACCATGATCTTAGTCACGAAAACCTCCAAGAATACTCAACGATAGCTTATAAAATCTCTGAGAGACATGCTCCTAAATCATATGTTGATTATCATATGAGACTATGGGTGACAAAAATCTGTAACGTTACTTCACAGTTGCCTTTGAAATACGTAAGAGAGTAAGAAGAACAAAATCGACGATAGGACTCCTAGTCGCTAACCACTCCCTAGACGACAATGGAGAATACAGGAACATAAAGAGCCAAAATAAGCGCAATACTCTTTCACAGTTGCCTTTGAAATACGTAAGAGAGTAAGAAGAACAAAAAACTAGGGAGCTGAAGACGCATGAACCACGAAGAATACTCAGACAAGACAACGGTCACCCTAGACCTAAAACTTTTTCTTGCTCTAAAGAGTAGCTCACCTCTAGACCTGAGTATGTTTCCTAAGCTAGCCTCAGACCGCTGGCCATGGATGATAGCAAACTGGGAAAGCGCTCTGAAGCCTCTGCTGAAAGGTGTGGCAGGAGGAGACAGCTATCTTGAAGACGGCATTGAACAGATAGAGAACCACATTACAGGATGGCGCTCTGGAAGTAGCATTAATCCATACAATTCAACCGAATTCTTCTCAAACACATCAGAGCTTTTAGAGTACATTCCATTAGACAGCTTAGGCTTAACAGTCTCTGAGCAGGAATTTGTGAATACAGAGGCTAAGCGTATTTCTGAGTTCAATAGCTCAACCTTCCAGGCAATGCTCAGGTTCCTCAGAACACAAAGAGACTTGGCTTTTGACTTCATAGGCTTAGGTGATGCGACATACAACTCTTACAAGAAACGTACTTCTGGCGTCAAGCAGAGAGACTTCTTTATCAGCGACTTAGAGCAGATCGACCAGGCAGTGGAGCTTGAGCACTTTATCCTTGGCATCATATTAGATTTTAAGAACCTAAGAGAAGTGGAGCCGAATCTTCTGAGGTTTGCTAATAGGAATTTGACTTCTGATTCTGGAGCCTTCATTGAAGAAGACATCTACAAGAGCTACACGATAGTTCCTTTTGAGCAAACATTAGAGCAAATGGCTCAGGACTACTTAGGCACTAAGACCCGTTGGTTCGAGCTAGTGACTGTCAATAATCTCAAGCCTCCTTTTGTGGATTTAGCTGGAACGAAGATAGTTTTGACAGAAAATGCCTCCACCAACTCGTTGAGAGTGCCTATCCTTAATCAGGATAGGTTCAGAATAGGTGCAAATATCAAGATAGGCAGCCGAGTGGTGCCAGATGAAATCAGGCGTATAGAGCAGTTCACCGATAACCAAGACAGCACGGTCAGCCTATACCTGTCTGGAGCACAGGACCTCAGCAAACTTAAATTGAATCACGCTGCTTTCATCAAGGTTTATAAGCCAGAGACAATTCAGGACTTCAGCTATGTGAAGATACCTGTCGCGTTGGATAGTCCGTATGCTCGCTTAGCTCCGCCTACTAGGTCCGATTTAAAGGCCCTAGATAAGGCTCTCTACGCATTTGGCGTGGACGTAGCCGTGGACACTACCAGCGCTGGCGACTTGGTGCTCTCGCCTACAGGAGACCTTAAACTCTCATTTGGGCTGGATAACGTGCGTCAGGCTATTAATAGCGTGATTGCAACCAGTAAAGGGGAATTGCCTTTACACGCTGATTATGGTATACCGAACATGATAGGTAACGCACTGGGCGGTGATGTTGCTAGTCAGATTGCAGTGGCTGTTCAGCAGGCAATCAGTAGAGACCCTCGTTATACTCTTGTTCGAGTGGCTGGAATCACAATCAGTCCTGAAGGTAAGATATCTATGACGGTAGAAGTAAAGATTGCTGGTTCCGACCAGCTCATTCCCTTGGCGTATGTTGTGTAATAGAGGCATAAATGGCAATCACAGTAAAATCCGTATCACAACTGCTAGCTGATAGCGTGAGACGTCTCTTGGCAGAGACTTCTGTCACAGACGTGACACCTGGTTCCGTAATTGGAACCATCTTGGAAGCAGCTGCGTTGGCGGACTTCCAGAACCAGGTGTCCTTGCTAAAGGTGCTTGAGAGCTCTAACCTTGAGAGCCTCGTAGGTTCAGATCTAGATTCAAAAGCAATTGAACTCGCCATTCCAGATGGAATTGGCGGCATTGGTCGAGTGCCTGCAAGGCGCTCTAGTGGAGCAATCCGCATTGGCAGCAACTTCAGTAAGTTGTCTTCCGCTCTTTATTTAGGCAAATCTGCTCCGTATATTGGAGCCTTAAGGGTCTATGTCCAGAATGCATCTGGGTGGCCAGCTACTGGGCAGGTCTACATTGGACGTGGTTCTTTGAACGAAGAAGGACCTATCAACTATACTTCCATACAAAACTTCACCACTTACTATGAACTGACACTGAGTGTGTCTACTCCTCTGGTAAAGAATCATGGGTTTAGCGAGACAGTGGTATTGGCTCAGGGAGGGACTCGTTCCATTCCAGCAGGTACTTCGGTCATTGCTCCTGCAAGTTCCGGCAACGTCTCTGTTCAGTTCTCGACTGACACTGCTGCCTTGCTGTTAGACGGAGAAGCTGAGGCATCCGTTCCTGTCACGAGTTCGACATTCGGTGAAGAAGGCAACGTAGCTTCGGGAGCAATCAAGACTTTCTCGAACATTCCGTTTGCCGGGGCAACAGTGACCAATGGCCTTGCTTTTAGCAATGGTGCTGGAGCTGAAACTGACGAAAATCTACGTGAACGTATCAAGAATCACTTCTCCACTCTTGGTCGTGGTACCAAGTCTGCTATTGCGTCTGCGCTCAGGGGACTAAGAGACCCTGTATCGGGTAAAGCCATTAGCTCGGTATCAATTATTGAACCAGCTCTTTTAGGTGACCCTGCAAGATGCTACATCGATGACGGCTCGGGTTTGGAGCCTACCTTAGATGGTCAGGATTTTGAAAACTTGCTCACTTCTGCTTCTGGTCAAGAATTACTCTTTAGGACTGCTAGATATCCAGTTACTCCTCCTACTGTCATTGGAACCAACATCGGGCCATTCCAGTTAGAAGATAGCCATACTCTTTCCGTGTCCTTAGATGGAGTATCTGAGACTTTTAGGGTCTATGCATCAGATTACCAAGATATTACCTCGGCAGGGATGTCTGAAATCGTAAGAACCTTTAATGCCCAGGCAACTAGCATAGGATTCAGAACTGCAGAATCAGGCAAGTATCTTGTTGTGTTCGATCGCACTGGCAAAGCTGAAGTGATGCAAGTTACTTCTGGCGACCTCCAGAAGCTATTAGGCTTTTCTACTGAAGAGATTCGACCTCTGTACCTCTACAAGAACAATCAACTCCAATCCTTTAAGGGAACCACCGCCACTCTGACGACTGCCGTATACCCGTGGTCTGGCCTAGATACTTCAGACTTGGCGAGTAATATCGTAGTCGTAGATGGAGTCGAGCAGACAGTCACTATTACGAATGCGGACTTCACACGCTTTGGCACTACTATCGCCACTGCATCTTTGGCCCAGTGGGCTACAGTCTTGGCTACTAAGGTGGCTGGAGTCAAGTTCGCTGTTTCTGGAAATACTCTCGTTTGGACTTCATGGCAAACAAACTCTTCTTCTGGTTCTCTGGAGGTTAAGGCCACTAGAGCCGATAGCTCTGCTGCATCTTGGATTGGCTTGAACAAGCTATGGGCTTCTTCACAGGCTCTCTCTGATACTGGAGCCACTGCGGATTACGAGTTCAATAGGTTTTCTGGTCAGATTAAATTAAAGAATAAGCTAGACTCTGGCTCAAACATTACTCTAGGCTCCAGATTAACTAGAGCAGAAGCTCAGTCTCTGAAGGCGGCTACCGGGCAGTTTGGTCTCGGAGCTAACTCCTTAGGCACCCCTAAGATCATTGTTGCAGCCGATGGCGAGTTTGCTGTACGTTCAGTGGCTCCACCTAATGGCTCTACGGTCGCTCCTACTGCGATATCGGTAAACTCTAATCTAGTCAAGCTCACTACAGACGACCTAGAAATATTCAGAACCGTTGAGGTAGGCGACTTTATCTACCCAGTAAGGGATACAACGTCTGTTAAGCCGTTTCCAACGAGAGCAGTGTTTCCTTTTATCGTAAAACGCAAGGGCTTGAATACACGCCTCAGTAACGCGACCTTTACGGGCGCAACGTTCACTCTGCTAGCATCTTCTTCGCTCATCACTGTAACCACTACTTCAGCACATGAGCTCGTCCCTGGTGCCTCGATCACTATCAGTAACGCAGCGCTCACAGGCGGTTCAGGCATTACCGCTAGTGACATCAATGGCAGTCGCACTGTCGTTTCAACACCTACGACCACTTCGTTTACTTTTAACGCAGACGCTACCGTCAGTTCCGCTGTTTCTCCTAACACCTTAGATGCTCTGCTTTACGCAGACTCTTTTGTGGAAATCGAGACTGCCGCAGATCAGAAAGATGCTCTATTGGGCGTATTTACTGATAAATCTGTCAGCGTTTCTCTCGGATCAGCTACCATCTCTGTAACGATGCCTCTACACGACTTTATAGTTGGCGATACTATCTCCGTTACTTCGGTATCTACTGATCTAGCTTCGGTATTTGGTGGTTCTGGTAACATTACCGGCTCCCGTACAATCTCCGCAGTGACTTCGACTACGTTCTCGTTCTCTACTGCGACCACAGCTTCTTCGACTGTTGGGACGTTCACTCTTACAGGAGCACCATCGGCCAGCCCATATCCTTATGAGATGACTCTCTTCTCTTTGAGAGCATTCAAGAGCGATAAGGCTCAACCGCATGTGATTGACTTTGGCTCAGTAGGCACTGCATCTATAGACAGCTTAGTATCTACTATCAATGCCACAGCTATCGGTTTCAGCGGCTATAAGATCTCACCTCGTCAGTTAGGGATCAGGTCGAACAACTTCGACTCAGTGAAATCTACTCTAGGAGTGTTGGCCGTAATCGGTACAGCAGTCAACTTCATTGAAACCTCGGCAAATAGCAGCATTCAGCCTCACGTAGCTTCAAGGACTTCTGGAGACATTGCCTCTGGCTTCCCTTATGTGACCTCTGTTACTCCCTTTTCCACACATGCAAACTTCTACGCAACACGTTCGTTCCTGAACATTGCTAAGACAAACACCCAGATCACGGATTACGCAACCAATCCTGCTATTTCGTCAACTGCTGGTTCGTATCCTCTAGGAACTCAGGAAATCTTTATTGCTGGGAAGAACCTCAACCTTATTGCTCGGTCATACCATAACTCTTCCGCTTCTCCGTTTGCTGGATTCACTAGAGGCACGTCTACACAGAAGCCTGATACTCAGACGGTACCGGGTACCAACGTAGACAACTCCTCTTCTTCAATTAAGGCTCTAGACTTACCTTTCAGCGTAAACGACAAGTTAGTAATTGAAATGGACCAGGACGAAGTCAATAAGACCACGGCTATCCCTATGGCTAAGGCGGCGGAAATACTTTCAATGGTGCCTCTGGCAAATGGAGCAGTAGGAGCTCAGCTGGAATTCACTTTGCGGGATCCAGACGACAAGGATGCTACTTATCCTCTAGGCAGGCCGTTCTTTGCGTCGAATAGCCAATTCAAAACATTCGATTTAACAGATTTCAACATCCTGGTACGCCCTAGTGCGATCCATGCCGTATTCCCTTCTATTGCTCCGACTTCTCCATATGTTGGCTCTAACCCTGCCAATGCTCTGGTCATTAAATCGACGCAATATGGCCCTCAACACCGTATGAAGTTTTCCTTCATACTGCCAGACAGGTCCGGACAGCCAAATTTGGCCATTTCGCACAAGTCTCTAGATGATGGCGGAATCGTTAATCTGTTTTCATATTGCACTCTGACTTCTGGTCCTACTATCAATGGTTCGCTTTGGGTGAACAGCTATACGCTTACTCCGTCTAACTTCACTTCTCCTACGGGAGCAGAAATCGTTAAGCTCACAATCGCTGCTGCTGGAATTAACTCTGGCGGGAAGTATGTAGTCGGCAATATCTTGAATATCACTGGCGCTTCTGACTATACTGGAAGCTATTTGATTACGGAAACTCCTTCGGCTAACTCCGTTGTCGTGGCAGCCCCAGGAATCAGAGCTGGTTCGTACAGCGCTCTCTCTTTAGACGGCGCAGTAAATCCCGTTTCGTCGTTCTCTCTTCTTTCCAAGACTATTGACGATGTCATCGCAGCAGCAGTTCTCTACTTCCCTAACTCTCCTGTATTCACTGTAGAGAAAACGTCTGGCTCAGTCGGTTCTACTCCAGTAATTTACCCCTCGTACTTCACTCATGGTAATCTGACTGCAGATACATCTTTGACTACGATTTCTGACTCAATCGACTACCATTCGCTTGGTGCTCCTTACGGCTGTATGGCTCATATCCACACGTATGACCCACTCTTGGGGCAAATCAAGGCTCTGGTTCAATATGCAGACCCAGTCCTGCCGACTTCTGCTCAGCTCGCTAGCACTGGCTACTCCTATATTGGAGAAAAGGTGTTTCTGCTTCCTGCAAACTCTAAGGCTTTAGAGAAATGGCTGAACTATACGGTTATCAGCCCATTGATGACACAGTCAGATGTGGTCAGAGTCAATAGCCAGCAAAATATCCAGATTAGTTCGTTAAATAGCGGCTCAGATGGAGCCGTCCAGATCACTGGCGTTAATGCGAATGCCCAGATAGCTTCTTTGGAAGCTGGAGCTTCTCGTGAAGAGCAGTCTCTGCGCATGAAGACTAACGTAGCAGCTGCTCAGTCTATGCCACACGGCTCGATGGTATCTATAGAGAATGCTCAGACGACTTCGATCCTACGTTCCTACAGGACTACTCCTTCTGCTGCGAGTGGAGATTCTGTAATCACGGCGCATAACACCGCTGATATCGTTACCTACTTCCGTCCAACTACTGTCGCGACTTACACCCGCCATTCGGCTGATGTCGGTCGCTTCGAGTTTTCGGCTGCCAACTCTGGCCTTGTAGTTTCAGATACAGTGGACATCACTGTGACTGGTTCAATCGCCAGGATTAACCGAGCTTCTGGTACAGGAACCCTGAATGCTCGCGTCGGAGACATGCTGGTCATTAAGTCGACTTCCGCTTTTGCGACAGCCAATAAGTCTAATACTATTGCTTCAGACACAGTGAACCAGTACATCGGTTATCCCGTAGTGCATGTTGCGTCAACTACAGAGATATACGTCGTTGCTCCTAACATGACGAGTGAATCCGGTGTGGTGATTGGTACAGTAAGCGACCTGATGTTTATTCCTGCTATCTTCAATGAGAAGAATATCAAGACTAACTATAAGGCTGGCGCTCGCTACTTAGATAAGATTTCATCCACAGAAAAACTCTTCTACCGTATCAAGAAGCTTGGAGCCGGGTTCGTCTATTGCGAACTCTCTGCTACGTCCACTTCCGACATGCTCTTAGACGATTTATCTGTATCGACAGATGACTTCATCCAGCTTGGAGAAGCCTTTGAATTTGTCAACAGAGGTAAGTTCAGGATTGTTGCTCATAACGGCACAAATGTGGTGATTTTCCATAATCCCAACGCATTAGACGAAATCGTTGAACATAGCATAGTGGATGGTGTCTATGGCTCACAGCTCTGGATGCGTGGTCCCATTGGAGACTCAGATACTTCTGCTTCCGATAAGCGTCATGTTCGTATCTTTGATGCGGACTCCATTGCCATTGGAGATTCTCTGGTGATCACTTCTCCACAAGCGGGCGCTTCGTGGCTTGCGACTTCACTGATTGGCTCATGGCTTATAACAGAAATCGGAATCACCTCTAGCTATAGCGTGTATGTCAAGTGCACCGTCGCTGGCGCTCCTACTGGATCGCAGACAGTGACGCTCGGCACTTCTGTGTCTTCCATCTCTTTCAGAGAAGCCACTCCATACAAGGGGTTCAAGTTCTCCCTTGGATATGCACAGACTAACGCATTCGAAGAATTTGCTGACCTTTATCTTGCTCCTCCAACATCGGCGTACAAGATAGACCCTTCTCTTGGCGCTAAGCTCACTGCTAAACATAAGGCCGCATTTGACACGGATGTAACGTATGGCATAGATGCTTATAAATACTACACAGAACTGATTGCTGAGGCTCACAAGGTAGTGGACGGTTCTTCTACTAACTCAATCTCATTCCCAGGCATTCGTGCTTCTGGGACGGCAGTAGAGATTTTAGCCCCGCTCATCAAGACGATTAACCTCAACTTGACCGTGGAATCTAAAGAAGGTGTGGGGCTTAACTCCATCAAGAACCCTGTACGTTCAGTGGTTTCTTCATACATCAATAGTCTTGGCGTTGGGAAGCCAGTGGTGCTGAGTGAGCTGACAAAGGCTATCCAAGTTGTTCCTGGGGTGAAGTCGGTGGTGATAAACTCTACCTTCCCCTCAGCTGATAATGGCTTCATTGCTATTGGTTCTGAAGAAATTGCCCGAGTGCAAAGGGCCGAAGACATCACGCTTTAAGAGACTGGATAAAAAGACATGATATTTGATTTTGTACCAGAAAAGTACAGGTCCAAGTCGCAGACACCATTACTCAATGGCGTCCTGAAGGCTATTGAAGTAGGTGATAGGCAAATCCTAGACTTACTTGAAGAGTCTCGTAAGCAGCTCTTCTTGACGACAGCCACTGGCTCATATTTAGTGAATCTGGCAGGCTCATTAGGGTTTTCAGTGCCTCAGAACTCTGGATTCGACACGGCTGGCTTCCGTAAGCTGGCTATTCCTGCTATTTTCTTGCCAAAACAGAGTCTGTCTACGTTCAATAGGATTGCGGAGGTATTTTACGCCTACTCTATCCTTCATCCATCTATGATTTCAGAATCCTATGAGCCATTTGTGCTCGAGGACGACGACAATTTACGTGTCGAGACAGATGTAGGTATCGTGGAAGTGGTCTTCCAGTCTGATAAGTTTAGCGACATCACTGCGGTGACAGCTGCGGAGCTAGCCGGAGCCATAAACTCTCAGCAAAATCAGATATTCGCCGATGTCTTCCTGGATCGCTCCATTCAAGTAAATAGATTGCGCCTCACTACACGTTCTTTTGGTGCAAATGCCAAGATTCGGGTAGTTGGGGGGACTGCTCAGAATATAGTAAGATTTCCACAATTAAAAGAAACGGCAAACATTGCTGGAACAGTCTGGAATATCACTAAAATTGGTGGACAGGTCTATACTGACTTGACCAAGTTCCAGTGGAATGGCTCTGGAACTAACCCTAAGACCTACTTACTAGATATCGAAGATGCCGTATCTATAAGAGGCCTTGAAGATGCAGGTGGGACGGCGTTTTCGAGACTTAACGGCTCTTATGAGATATCCGATGCAGGTTTAGACTACTTTGTTCTCAGAAATATCGGTTTCCAATTCACTGGCGTTGCTCTTACTCAGCCTACAGAGACTAGCTTCTGTTTTACGTCCAAAGAATACCAGACGCTCTATACTAACCAGGAATATGCGTTCATTTCAGAGACCAGGGTAGGTGAAATTGATATCACCATCCCTGCCGTACCTCCCATTGTGCGTCGTGACCTTAGAGGCTCTTCTCACTTAAGAGGCGAGACATTAGATGTCTTAGATATTTCTCAGACGTCCATTACCGTTCAAGACATTAACGGCCTGCCAGCGACTGGCAAGTTTACGCTCCGTGGCACTGCCTTCATGCGCAGCTACGAAGAAGAAAACAGGATATTCCACTACGCCGGTAAGAGTATTCCTTCTGGAGGAACACAAGACCTGCTATTAGAAGGATCTGGACACCAATTCCCGTTCCTTTCTGCTGCCACCGCTGCTTCTGCACTGACTGGCTTATCTAATCCTATATTCGCAGATTTAGGTGGTACAGAATTCGAGATACGCACTCCAGGAGTACGTCATTATTTTGAAAATAACCATGAATCCATCATCCAGGATGCGACTCTTGACATCCCTCTGCTGTCTTCAAATAAATTAAAGGTAGTGACTGGAATCTTGTGTCCTACTGGGCAATCACAGGTAATCTTTGAGCATAACTTAAACTCTAGGCTCCTCTACATCCAATTCATCGACTCAGATACCAACGAGTTCATAGACTTGCCTTACATGCCAGACACCTCTCAGCCGTTCAATAGAACCAAGGTGTTCTATGGGCCGACTTTAGAGGGAGGGACCATCAAGGCAGTGATATTCGTAATGAACGATGGCTTCTACTTGGGGGAAGTCACTCAAGCCACTCCATTCCAGACATTAACGTCTGGCGGTGGCACCACGACATTTACTCACGGAATAGGCTCTTCTGACGTCGCTTTCAAGATCGTAAACTCAGATTACTTGACTATCCACGCCACACAGACTGTCATTGATTCTAATAGCGTCTCCATTACTTATGGTCCCGTAGGCGCTGGATTTGATGTCCGCTTATTTATTATAGATTTCCTGAATTCGTATCCAGACATCACCCGAACAGTGGTCTCCGGGGTCAGTCTCCCTCCTTCACCGTCGACCGTTACCGAAGTTGAAGTGATCCATAACTTGCTCTCCCGTAACTTGTTGGTAGAGGCATTAAACCCTCCAGACGTGGTCTTCCCGTTACGGATATTCATCGTCAATGAGACTAAGGTTAAGATCGCTTATTCAGGCAACACTTCAACCATCACCCTGGATTGCCTATTTGCGTCTGGAGGCGGAGTTTCTGTAGTTGAGTCTGTAGATGGCGGTCTAGCTCTGGAAGATCTTAATAAGGCTCACATCATTAGACGTGTCCCTAATTACACTTCCTATACATTCCAGATTCTAGGCACTGGCTATGGCACTCGTGGCTCAGGACTGATCACATCAGTAGGGACCACAGTTAGCGGTACAGGCACGCTATTCACTAGCGAAGCAGCCATTGGAGAGCGCATCAAGACGCCTTCTGGCGAGATTCGTATGATTACCGCCATTACTGACGACATCACTCTGACCGTTGATCAGGCATTCAGTACAAATATCGTATCTCCCCTTATTTATAAGATATTGGCAGTGGGAATCAATGATGTCCCCGTAGGTCAGCCATTTAAGTATGAAGGATCGGTTGTTACGTCCTTTGACGTTGAGTTTATCGACAACGTATTTGGCGCTTACGACGTTAGGTTTGTTTTTCCAGATGTGAGTTCTAGGATCCTTGCTGGCTTCGTAGAAAACACCAAGGTGAAGATCGAAAACTCGGGTACCTTTAATCAGCCAGTAGCTGGGTACGAGCTCTTGAAGCTTAACCTCAGCGTGCAGAGCCAGAGCGATAAATACGTGTATTTTAAGACTGGTGTCACAGGCACCGGATTGATCATTGGTGGCGCTCGTTGCCGCCGCGGAGGTTACTTTGGTGGCACAGGCTTTAAGCATTATTTCAATAAAAATTCAGACTGGAATAAGGGTAATTATCTTAAAGGCTTAACGATGAGCACTGCAGAGTCTCTGGTAGATGCAAATCCCAATTATGTTGGCTCATTCTTATACGATCCAGAAGGTACCAACTATACGGTAGCTTCCCCTGCTTCTTCTCTAGTGTCTGCGATTCAGTCTTACTCTTCTCCTGGAATATTGGCAGTAGGAGATGTATCTGGGTTTGACCCAAGTGGTCATTTGTTCGTGGACTTTGGGAATGGCCTTGTAGAAGGGCCTATTAGATACTCATTCTTACAGGCTGGCTCTCCAAGTCAGATTATCATCGACCCTGCTTACGTGTTCCAGAGACAACACCTTATTGGAGCAAATATTAGGATGGCTAGGTCTATTGTGCCGGTCGCCTTAACTGTAGACGGAAACCAGTATCCGACATATATTACCGGAGTGACAGTTGCCAGAGCAGCTCTTGAGAAGATATTAAAAGATTTATCTGCAGTGGGCGTGAAGGTATCCATCTCCACTTCGGTTCCTAATTTGAGATACGCAGAGCCTATTATTCCGCCCTTTGATTGATGTATGATTAGTAGGAACCCTGCATGGGAGCATAAACATGGCTGTATTGTCTAGAGTATCTTGGTCTTCTCAGCAACGCTTTGACCTCCAGCATGTGCTGGCGACAGAGTCGTTTTTCGCCGCTGATTTTAGACATTCATTAAAAATATTGAACGGACTAACTTCTAACTATGTCATTCGTGGTCTGGAGGTTTCCTCTACTTCCGCTCTCACCGTTAATGTCTCGGTTGCGGACTGTGTTATCTTGACTCCTCTTGATAACACTACGTCCTTCTATGTCGGCTTGTCTACTGATCCTGTAGAGCAGGTCTCTGTTCCAGCTTCATCTGCAGCAGTTTTTATAGAAGCTTTTTTTGAGCGTGATACTCGCACTCCAGTGACCACGGCTTTCTGGGATCCTGGGGCAATTGCTTCAGATACTCCTGCAGGAGCAGAATTTACAGCAGCTCTTGACTTTGAAAACACTCTTGTTCTCAAGTTCAGAGCTAATACGACTGGTTTCACTCCTGGTTCCATTCCAGTCACTCAGGTGGCGACGAACTCTTCTGGCGTCACTGCCATTGAAGATGCCAGAGACATGTTCTTCCGCCTTGGTAGAGGTGGAGCTAACCCAGACCCATACTCCAAATTTGCTTGGTCTAATACCCGTGAAGAGCCGTTGATCTCTTCTAGCCCTTCTTACTTAGGGCAATCAACGACCAGCAACCCCTACTTTGCTCAAGACGGTGTGGGAGCCAAGAACGATAAAGCTATTACTTCGATGAAGTCATGGATGGACGCCATCATGACGGCATTGGCGGAAATGAAGGGCACTTCCCTTTGGTACGCTTCAGTCGGCAACCAGACTACTCCTAACGTTCTATTCCATACTGGCAACGGCCACTCATTTGTCCCTTCCTCTGCCACCACTCTGCAATGGTCTAAAGCCTCTGATGGCAAGTTGCGCTCCGATGGCGCTGGTCCATTAAGTTGGGCGAGCTCCTTCGGCTCCGTAGTCTGGAACCTTGGTGGGACCTTCACTTCCTCGTTAAACAGGACATTCGCAACGAACCTTTTTGAAGTCGCTGTAACAGATGGCCGAAGTCTCTACTTAAGGGTAGAGCGCGAAGCCACTCCTCCTGGCAGCTCTGGGAATAACGTTGAATGGGGAAGCATCTCTGTAGGCGGCCAAGCGATCAACCAGTCAATCTCTGGTCAAGCTAAGGACTTTACGGGTATTGCGATTGGCGACTATGTTCGCAAGCCTTCCGACTCATACTTCAAATACTACAAAGTAGTCGGTTTCTATGATTCCTCGTACGTTACGACAGCTGGCTTGATTGCCACAGATGCAGTAACTGGAATTGTAGTCTCTGGCACTCTGACGGCTTCTACTGAGCCCATTAAGTGGTTCCGTGAGAACTATCGTCAAACCGACTTATACGTAAGCTCTGCAGATGGCTTGACTGCTACGTCTTCAGATAGCTCGTCTACTCTCTCTGTAGACGACATCAACATGATCTGGCTAGGACGTAGATCTGGTACTCTCTTTAATATGAGAGACTACGGTATTCTGCAGGCCGGTGAGGAAGTTACGGCTATCAACGATAGCGACGACGCCAAGCAAGTGGGCGGATCTCAAGGCTTATACCTGAGACACAATTTGGGCGCAGCGATCGATATCTCTGGAGACTACGATAGCTTGAACGCTAATTTGATTACTATCCAGAAGCGCAAGACAGACAATTATATTGATTCAGGCTCTAGTAACGTCAACGCATGGCTATCTTTTACAATCGATTCAGCTACGTTGGCGTTCACTGCCGATGGCGATGGCTTATGGGCAAGATTGAGCGACTCCACTTCGGCGGCTCTTACTGCTGGAACGATATCTTCTGGTACAGCGAACGTGTATCAGATCATCTCTTCTACCAGTAATCCTTTAAGTAACTACGATAACAAAAACGTATATCTATTAGCTAGACGTGTGACTATCAATGGGCAAATAGCTCTTCAGTTTCTGGATGGCTCGATAATCTCAGAAGATGGCTGGTTTATTCCTAAAGATGTTTCCTCGGTAGTGGTCGGCGTCACTACGTCTACTTCTGCTACTACGACTGTAAACCATGCGTTCTTAAGGAATAGCAATCGGTTTGTTTGGAACGCAGTGGAAACCTCCAGCACTCGGCACGTCGTAATTGGAGCTCTACAGACGAGCACTGGTCTGACTCTAGATGCTACTCCTTCAGGAGCTGTGTCTTTGGATATCACCTTTGTCCGTCACGTCTCATGATTTAGAATGATTTAGCAAAAGCATTAAAGGAGAACGAAGTTGTCAAAGATTATTTCACGTTTAGGAGTCCTTAAAACTCCTTCTGTAACCCACGCTGCCGATATCGGTGGATCTGTGGGGATTGACGGTGACGTCACTCTCACTCAGACCGCTAACCTGATTAAAACAGACTCGGCAGATGCCAGTGACACGAAATCTGTCACCGTCACTGCTGCTTCGGCGGCGGCTGCGTCTCGTGGATCGTACGTCACTGTCCGTGGTAACGAAGTCGGCTCTGGTAGCCTCTCTTTAGTGGCTGGTGCCGCAGGAGCTGTAGAGCTTAAGTACGGAGCTTCTGAAACAGTAGGAGTAAATCTTTCAGATGCTGGTGTAATCAGCTTAGGCAGTTCTGGCTTTGCCGGTACTCACGCTATCAATGGCTCAATGACTTTGACTGGGACGTTCACTCCCGGCAACATGTCGATCAATGCAGATACATTAGTTCTTAATGCCGATGCAGCTGGTTCAGGAACTGACTGG